TATTGGTAAAAATCAATCACTTAAACAAGGAGGTAACAAATGACACCAAAAGAAAAAGCAGAAGAATTATATAATAAAGTCTATGGACAAACTCCAACAAGGTGGACTGAATTAGAAATAGAAGAAGACAAAAGATTTGCCAAACAATGTGCTTTGATAGCAGTGGATGAATTAATAGAAAATCATAATAAAATGAAAGACTTTTTATTTAGTGAAATTGGCTATTTAATTACATCTCCTGACTATTGGCAAGAAGTAAAACAAGAAATAAAAAATATATGAATAAAGAAATTGAAATAACACCAGTACCCGAAGTGGTTGCTGACACAAGACGAGTTTGTGAGATACGATTTGATTGTATGGTGACAATGCATGATGTTGCATATAGAACATATAAGGAAATGTGGGGACAGGAGAAAAAATCAAAAACACCTCAATGGTTTAAAGCCAATCATATTCTAACATTAGAAACGGTTAAACATGCTGACCCATATGAATTGGGAATGAGAATTAAAGAAATGTTTCATCAACTAGAAAAAACAATAGAACAATATGAACAACGTGGATAAACAATATCAAACATTACTTCAAACCATTTTAGATTTTGGGTAATAAAAAAAGATAGAAACATAGTACAAAAATAAGATAGTAGATATTTATAATAAAAGTATATTATGATAATCTACAAAACAACTAATAAATTGAACGGTAAAATATATATCGGTCAAGATAAAAATAATAATCCTTATTATTTTGGTAGTGGTAAAAAACTACAAAGTGCAATACACAAATATGGTAAAGAAAATTTTACAAAAGAAGTGTTAGAAGAATGCACTGACGAGAACCATATGAATGAACGTGAAATTTATTGGATATCGTTTTACAATAGTAAAGATAGAAAATTGGGGTATAACATAAGTGAAGGTGGAAAAGAAGGGGATAGAAAAATAGGTCAAGACATTGCTAAAGGAGGAATTTACAATTATTGGTTGGAGAAGTACGGTAAAGAAGAGGCTGATAAAAGAAAACAATCACAAATTGAAAAAATTATTAAACATAATAAAGATAATGGAACTGACTTAACTACTAAAGGTCGTTATGGTATATGGTTGGAGAAGTACGGTAAAGAAGAGGCCGATAGGAGACATTTAGAATGGAGATTGAAAATATCACAATACCAACAGTATAAAATTGAAAATGGGTGGAAACATACTGACGAATCTAAAGAAAAAATATCTTCAGCAAGCAAGGGTAGAAAATTATCTGAAGAGGTTAAAAATAAAATGAGAAAACCAAAACCTGATGGATTTTCAGAAAAATTATCAAAGGTGAAAAAAGGTGTTTCATTAGGACCGTCAAAAAAAAGATTACCAGTTGAACAGTTTGATTTGAATGGTAATTTTATTTATACTTGGGATAGTATTACAGAAGCTGAAAAAGAATTAAAGATATATAATATTTCTGCGGCGTGTAAGGGTAAAGTAAGTACTGCTGGTGGGTACATATGGAAATATAAAATAGAAAATTATGAGTAATTGGATAGAAACACAATATCTTCATCTGTTAGAAGATATTTTAGAAAAGGGTGTTAAAAAAGAAACTAGAAATGGCGTAACAATATCTGTATTCGGTAGACAGATTCGTCATAACATGAAGGATGGGTTTCCACTTCTTACAACCAAGAAGATGGCATTTAAAACTATGGTAACTGAATTATTATGGTTTTTAAGGGGTGATACCAACATCAAATACCTTGTTGATAACAATTGTCATATTTGGGATGGAGACGCTTACAAAAGATACAGAACTTGGTTAGATAATGGTTCACCTGGCGCATTGTATCCTGAAGATTTAACAAAGGAAGAATTCATCAACAAAATTAAAACAGGTGATGAGTTTTTTAAAAAGTGGGGTGAGTTAGGACCTGTGTATGGTAAGCAATGGAGAAATTGGCATACAGGTTGGGATGTAGTTACTGATAACAGTAAAGAGGCAGGTGTAAGAAGGGTTGAGTACGGAATAGACCAAATCGCAAACCTAATCTCTGAACTCAAAACAAACCCAGACTCAAGACGATTAATGGTTAATGCTTGGAATGTAGGTGAATTAGACCAAATGGTTCTTCCACCTTGTCATTACGGATTTCAAGTTTATACAAGAGAGTTATGTAATGGTGAACGTAGAGATTGGGTCATCAAAAATAGAAGTCAACAAATGCCTAAATTTTTTGATAGATTAGGATGGGAAGGTAATGTTGCTGAAGTTCTTGAGAAATTTAATGCCCCAACCAGAGCAATCTCTTTAATGTGGAATCAAAGGTCAGTAGATACATTCTTAGGTTTACCATTCAACATTGCTAGCTATGGACTGCTACTAGAACTTATTGCTAAGGCAGTTAATATGCTACCTGATGAGTTGATTGGTAACTTAGGTGATGTACACTTATACAACAACCACATTGAACAAGCAAAAGAACAAATTGGAAGAGAACCATATCTTTTACCTAAACTAAATATCAATACCGAGTTTTGGCCTACAGAAATTGCAGTATTCAATAGCTTTAAGAAAGATGACTTCTGCAAGTGTCTTCTAGAAGAGGATATTCAGTTAGGCAACTATCAATCACACCCAACCATTAAAGCACCTTTATCAAATTAATTTCATAGTCAATTAGGTTTTAAGATATTTATTGAAAAACCTAAAAATATGAAAAAAATATTATCTTTATTCCTTTTATCTTTTTTCATTATCGGCATTTCAATTGTCGGATGTAAAAAAGAAATCAATGTTGAATCTCAAGTTGAGGATTTAACATCACTTCCTGAAGATAGAACCTGTGCCGCTCACGATGTTCTATTGGAAGAAATTGAGGCTGACCCATCAAGAGCTCAAAGATTGGAAGAACTTGAAAGATTCACTCAAGAGTTTGTTTCATCAAGAACACTTTTGAGTAATGGTGTTATTCAGATTCCTGTTGTTGTTAATGTCCTTTATAAGACATCGGCTCAGAATATTTCTGACGCTCAAATTGCTTCACAAATTACGGTGTTGAATAACGACTTCAAAGCACTTAACACTGACTACAATCTTACACCGGCAATTTTCCAGTCAGTTCGCTCTGGTAACTTCGGAATTGAATTTGTATTAAGTAGTGTTGTTAGAAAACAAACTTCAAAATCATCTTGGAGCACAAATAACGCAATGAAATATGCTTCACAAGGTGGAATAAATGCGACTACACCAACTACAAAACTCAACATTTGGGTTTGTAATATGGGTAATGGTATTTTGGGTTACGCTCAGTTTCCTGGTGGAGCCGCCGCAACTGATGGTGTTGTAATTGATGACAACGCATTTGGTTCTGTTGGAACAGTTACTGCTCCTTATAACAAAGGTAGAACTGCAACTCACGAGGTGGGTCACTGGTTAAACCTTCGTCACATTTGGGGTGATGCGACTTGTGGAAGTGATTTGGTTGGAGATACTCCACAACACAATACAGCTAATTATTCTTGCCCTACCTATCCTCACTACTCAACTTGTACAGGAACTCCAATTGAGATGACAATGAATTATATGGATTACACAAATGATGCTTGTATGTATATGTTTACACAAGGTCAGAAGACAAGAGCGATGGCGGTGTTTGCAGTTGGTGGTCCGAGAAATAGTTTTGCGCAACCTTAATAAAATAATAAATTATTTAAGCAAGAGGGTTGGATTATTCCAGCCCTTTTTTTATATTTAACATTGTGGATAGTTTCAATCATATTATTAAACAAATTTCAGAATCTCTGTCAAAGGTATCATATGATAATGGAGATTTATCTGATGTTGGAAATGAAGTTGGAATCGCCATTGGAAATTATATAACAACCGAACAGGACTTCAAAGATTTTGTTCAAGGATTAAGACATGGAATATCCCTCACAAATGGAGAACACTAAAAAGTATCCCGACAATGTTGTATGGAGTGAAGAGCGTGGGTATTATGCTCACCTTCTTCCATATGCGACAAACATCGGAGCGCCAGTCATATCACCTGACAATGTATCAACTTGGAAGAATGAAAAGATTCTAAAAACAAATCATTACTTCAATAGAAAATATGAGGAGATAAAAGAACAATATCAAAAATTACTTGAGGAGTTTGAGTGGAATAGTATTGTCTATAACGCAACATATAATTTCCAACCAATTATCGGACAAGAATATTATTTGTATCG